TCATTTCACATCAGCATCCTTTTTCATAATTTTTGTGTGGTCAAACAATCCACTTGCTGACAGTCCAATAATGATTCCTTGAAATATATTTGTTTTGATATCTTGAGACAAAAATAAAACGCCTAGCGTAATGCCAAGCGTTAAATTTAATAACGGAACATATTTTGTTTGCATCCCAACTGTTTTTGCAATTTGTGATAATCCTACAACAACACCAATCATTACCGTAATTTCAATCACTACATACCACCTCCTTTCAATAAGAAGGTCAGAGCTGCTCCAATAAGCCCACCAACAATAAGGCGTAAGATCCAAGTTGTATTAGCGCTAATCTTATCTAATTGCTTATTGATATTGATAATGTCTTTCTCGTTACCTGTTGTCCGCATTTCTAAACTTTTAATCTCTAAGCGAATGTCCTTAATATCTTGCTTTATTTCTTGAACATCACTTCTTACTTCTTGTAATCCTTCCACGTTGCTCACCCCTTTTTAGACAATAAAAAAAGACCAGCTTATAGCTGCTCTGGTTTCTTATCAATTAATTGTTGAAGTAGCAATTCTTCTAGACGTGCAATTCTGTCCTCTTGTATTGCTAACTGATTGGCTTGTTCTTTCACAATTTCCTCTAAAGCCAAATGTTTCTTGTAAATTTCCTGAGTGCCTGCAATACCGATAGTCATTAAAGGATACGTAGAAACAGTTTTTCTGTCTTCAGTTGCTAAGCATTCTGGCATTTCCTCTGCAATGAATCCATACTCTAAAGGAACGTCTTTAATTGTAGGCATCGGCTCTTGGTATTCGCCTGCTACAATCTTTTCACGTTTTTCATAGAGTTTTTGCATTTCAGACTTACGATAGTACTGCTTAGGCTGTAGTTGCATTAACGTCTCTAAAGCATCTACTTTAATTTCTTTAATAGCTGTCTTTACCTGTCTAGTAGATTCCCACATATTTTGTGTCAAGTACACCTTATCTACGTGAATGTTACTTAAGCTAGTTCCAGTACCGTTCTTAACCTCCATACCATACTTGGTGTAATCAGGGTGTTGTGGAATACGTAAAGTAACCAGGTGTCCCATTCTAAAGTCTACATCAGCCTGAGTGTTACCCCCAGAGCGTTTATCGTTAATGTGTAACGTTCTTATCCTCCATTCGTCAGCGCCTGTACTGCTAGAACTATTTAGGAACCAACTACCATTGTAAGCATGTAAAGACATGCTAGTGCCAGAGATAATTTGAATATCATTAAGAGATTTACCACCCCTAGTAGTGTTCATACGGATATGACCTTTAGCATCTAGGTCAATGTCGCTATCTTCTGAGCGCATTTCAATGCTACCCATGTATCCCATTTTTATAGATGATTTCATGTTTATAGATCCGTCTGAATTACGGCTTCTAGCCATACCGATACGACAATTTGATAAATCGTAGTTATTCCATTTTGGCGTTTGTTGCTCCAGGAATAAGGAACCATTAACCTCTAATCTGTTAGCGTTGTCGTAGTTGTTTCCAAGCACTAGAGCTGTACGGACTGTATTATCTGGTAAGTTAGGCATAAAACCTAAATATCCTCGTGTGATTGGTCCCGTGTTACCTACATTGGATTTAAGAGAAATATTTTGCTGATTCATGTCAACAAAATAGCCTGTAGAGTTTGTACTAGTTGAGATAGTTACACCTGCTAGTCTACCAGATTCTATAGACTTGGCGGTTACAGCTCCGTCCAGGTTAATCTTATTGGCCTGGATCAATACAGATTGAGCTGTTTGGTTGATTGTGGAAGCGACCTCATTGTTTTTAACTCTTTGAGTAATCTCTCCTGCCATCAAAGCAATAGAGCTTGTGTGAGAATCTACAATGGCCTTACTTCCAAATTGACCGTTTGCTTCTTTTTTTGTGTAAACATCCGTTTTCTCTGCCTTTAAATCTATACGGTTAGATTGCTGATTTATGCTTGTTTCAAGAGTCGATACCTTAGAGTTAAACTCTGTGGTAGCTACTTTCTTAGCAACCTCTCCTATAAGTTGGTCATAGTTAGCATAGTCTTTTGGGTTTTCCATGAAAGTTGAAGGAGTAGAACCTTGTTGTAATAATGGTTGTGCAGCGTAAAGTACACCATTCCTTCTTATCCATATATCAGCTCTTAATGCCGTTACAGGTGTAGCAGGAGCTGTTATTTTAGCGGATAATCTAACCCATGTATTATTTACTAGCTTAGGCAATAATTCAGTTTGTAAAGATGTAGATCCGGTAGAACCATTGAAGAACTGAAGTTTGATAACTCCACCTTCTGTTTCTAAAAGTGCTTTGTCAGTGACATAGAACCATGCAGAGAATACATAATCTCCACTACCTGCAGTTACAGGTAATGTTTGAGATACACCGACGAATTGGCTTCCTGTATATCCAGAACTAGACATTTTCACTGAATTATAACCTTCATGAGTTACTGAAGAATCGGCGGCAACTGTTTTATTTGTTCCGACTCCTTGTAAAGTCCATTTCGTTGTACTTGGCGTTCTATTTGTCACAATACCGGAAGTAGGATGGATAACTCTATCTTCAAAAGCAGAGTTCATAATTATGTTATTATTTCCTAAAGCTCCAACATAATCTTGCATTTCTGTTGTTTTAACTCTTAAATCAATTTGATTGCTTAACTGTGTAATCTGTGAGCCCTGCTGTGTAATCTGTGTCCCTTGGTTTGTTTGTGTAGTCGTAAGAGTGTTAACTTTCGAGATAGTGCCGTCAAGGGACTGCTGTAGATTATTAGATTTAGTTTCTAATGATCCCGTGCGATTTGACACGCTTGTAATGTTTGAAGAAAGACTGTCTACGTCCTGTTTTAAAGTGTTCTGAGTTCTCATAGTCTCAATACTGTTAGGACTCCAAGGAGACTTAATTGAGCCTGCTTCAAGTTTTAGCTTAGCTAACCATATATTTTTAGTGTTAGCTTCTGCTACTCGTGGGAATCTGAAGCGGATAAACCAACCCTTTGTGTTTGGTTTTAAAGTGAAAGTATGGCTCTCACGTGACCAACTGAGCTGAGCATATGTTTTAGCTTCTGCTTCACTCCAAGAAGTACCGTCATGTTGAAATATGATCGTTTGCATTCCCGTCAAGTCCTGCTTTTGGTCAAACGATAGAGTCAAAGTCTCCCCCGCACTAAAACCGTGCATTAGATTCACATTTGTAGCTCCTATTTGGTAAAAAGCATCCGAGTAGCTAGAACATGTAAATTGGATATGATCCATGTTAGTTGCGTTTCTTGTACAACCGTTAAACGTGTAAGCAGAATCATCATGTAATACAGCAATTTCACCTTTTTCTCCTGAAGACTTATACAGGAAGTTCTCTCCACCGCCTTGTACTGCTTTTGTGATAGTTAGCATGTTAGTATCAACTGTTTGGATAATTTCGTTTGTTTTAACAACTAGCGCTGAAAGGTCTTCAGGTGCAGTCCTCCAAGTGTAGAGCTTTGTCCCTATAGTCAATTGAGGTTGACTTTGTTGAAACCATGCAGTCCCGCCTGTATTCTCATTGACTTCAAACCTCATATAACTCTCAGGTGCAGCCCCGCTAACCGTTAGCATATCAGCCGTTACAGTAGTTTCTACATCGTATCTAGCCCATGTATTACTTACGTTGAATGATTTAGCGTTGTTACGTCCTCGGAAGAAGTATGATACGACTTTCGTTTGTCCTGCGGGTAATCCCTTAATACGCATATAAATGCTTACGTTAAGAATGTCCCCTACTTTAACAACTCCCCTGTCAGCTAGGTCTTTAAAGTTATAGCACAAGCTTGACCAACTAGACTGCGTTTCCGCTACTGCGTTGTCTTGGAAAGTATCTGCTGAGATTCTAGCCCCTGCACCTTTCAGAAGCCAACGCTTCAAAGGGTCATACGTTGTAGAATAGCCTTTGAAACTACCTGCGTCCATGAACAAGTTAGTTACATCATCGTTAATAGCTGAAACAGTTGACTCAATAGAAGAAATCTTTTGTTTATTAGCGTCCACCGTTTGAGTAATCTCATTAGTTTTTGAAGTGAATACATCAAGTGTCGGACTCGGTGGAGCGTATGCAACTACCCCGTCCCCTTCAGTAACCATTATCTCTGTGAACTCTACACCCTTGCTACGTGTAGTAGCAGACTTACCTGCATAGAGAAGAATCCCTACAGTTGAAGCATTAGTTTTCTTGAAAGTGTGAGTTATGAAGCCGTCTTTAATTTCAATGTGTTGCTGTGAGCCGTTAGGGTAAGGATAAACTGAAATATGTGTGTCTGTGCCTGCTGTGAATTTAACTCGGGCTGAAACTGTGTAGGTACGATTCAACTGCATATTAACAGGTAGATTTGCATAATTAAAATTGTCTGCGTCTGTACCTGTATTCTTTGGATGTACAACCCATCTAGCAGAATCCACTTTAAGCAAGTTGTCCGAGCCTGTACGTCTATTCTCTACAGCAGTTACACGTGAGATAGTACTGTCAATCGTTTGTACAATCTCGTTTGTTTTCTTGACAATATCCCCGCTTGGCGCTTGCCAATCTTCTGTAATTTGATTCCCTTCAACTAATTGGAAGTATCTAACGTAAGCGAAAGCATTCGAATTAATAATCTCCTGTGAATACATGAAGGGAGTAAACAGCGTGTTTTCTGCGCCTGCTAGTGTTTTAAATTTGTAGCTGACACGTGTCCAAGTATTAGCAAGGATTTTCTTAGAAGCAGGCTCTAAAATAGCCCTCTGTACGGCTGTATGAGGGTTTTCTCCAATAGTTGACCAAAAGTGCAGGGGATTCCCTGAACCGTCAGAAATGACGTTATCTACAGGTATTTTAATCAATGCAGAGTATACATATTCTGTATCAGGTTTAAGTATAACGGGACTGCTTGCACGGATAGAACCTTTGATTTTCATAGCATTAAAGCCGTCTTCTGTTACAACTTCCATAGTTGAGTTAGCAGGCGTGTTAGCCATCCAACCCCCTGTATTAGAAAACATACCTGAGTTTGGGATTAAGTTGTCACGTCCGTACTTAGTGTTCTTCATAGTAGTCTCTACAGCAGTAAGTTTCTGAGCGTTCTGATCCACAGTGTTTATAATCTCGTTCGTTTTCTGTGTAAATTGCTGTGTAGTCGTCAACTCTTCAGGTGATAGCTTCCAAGCCGTCGCTTGGTTTCCTTCCTCAATTTGTCCATTATGAAGGCGAATGCTGCCAGTTAAGTCCCTTGCTCCCATCGTTACATTAATAGCCTTAATCTCTTTATCGTTTACTTTCACGGTGTTTACAAATCGTTGGCTTACGTAGTCCTTATTTAGCTCGATCTTATTGTCAATTCTACCGTTAAGGTACTGAGTAGCTGTTCCATCTACAAATTGAACGCTTATTTCCATTCCAAGCCAAGGGTTATTCCCTTTAGCTGTAATCTTACCTGTTAAATACATTGAGATAGTAAGTTCTTTACCCCGTATGTTGTATTTAGGGAATGGAGGGGGAGTAGATTTAAAGCCGCTGTAGTTGCCTGTAGCAGAAGGGTTATTGAATATCTCTTCAGTTCCTTGAATCATATTGACAGAGCCAATACTCATACCGTCAAAGCGTCCTGTCAGTTCCTCAATCTTCTGTACTGATCCGTTAGCCGTTTGCTCAATCGTATTCGTTTTAGTCTTCAGGTTTGTAATATCCCCAGTAGCAGTATTAATCTTGCCCTCTGCTGTTCCTATACGAGTAGTAAGCCCTGTAGCTGTTTGCTCAACCGTAGTAACACGGTTAGTAACGCCTTTCAAGTTACTGTTAGTAGTGTCGAGACTTGACTGCTCCGCTTTAGATTTGATAGCTGTAGCGTTACGAGTAATATCTGTATTCATATCAGTGAATTTCTGTACGTTACCTGCTTTGTCCGTCTCATACGTCTGCTTCCCTACAACGTTATTATCAATGTAGTTCTTATCATAAACGCCTGACTGGTCAGCTTTCCCTGTTAATTGTTGGTCAATCCAAGTTTGATCCACTTTCTTATTAACGTTAGTTGTTAAATCTGTAATACGTTGCTTCTCGGTGTTAATGTTACCCTGTATCTCAGACTTAGCAGAGGTTAAAGCGTTCTGACCTGTTATAATATCCTGCTTCGCTTTTGTAATGTCATTCTGAGCCTGTGTAAGAGCCGTGTTAAGCGGTTTAGTGTCAGGGGAAATAATTAACCATGCCCCGCCCTTCCAAAGCTTCAGAACCTTATTAGCAGGGTCGCTATTATCACTCCAAAGCGTTTTCCCGTCCTTTAGGTTAGCTGTAGGCGGTATAGCACTTTCTATAATATCCACAAGATTTTGCGCCATGTAATCTTGAGTTGCTTCTGCTAAGTCTTTAGCTGTTTTACTTTCCTGTTGAGCTTGCTTTGACTTGTTGATAGCATCTTGAATGTCTACACCTTGATCTTTTACTTTATCCTTTAAAGCATCAAACCACCCTTGTGGTACTTTATCTTGTAAAGATGCTAAAATTTTTTGATACATTCTGCGTAACTCTTCATTCGAATCAACAATTTCACGATAATCACCAAACACATATTTATCTTGTGTAGGGTCTTTAAAAGATTCATCACCAGCGATAGCACGTGCTTCAAGGTACAACTTAGGCGTGAAACCTCTATCTATGATTCGGATTGTATCGCCTTCATTAATTAATTCGTGTGCTAATCCAAATACTTGCCCTATACTTTGTGCTTGAACTTCGTAAGAAACAGAAGTATTTACACGTTTTTCTATTTCTGTTTTCATAAGAGTTTTAAGTCGTTGTGGAGTCATATCTTGATTTTCTGTCTCTGGGCTATAGAAACCGAATTTATGTTGCCCTTTTTCATTCCATCGTTGAAATGCACCATCATCCACAAGGTAAGGTATGCCGTTATTTATTTCTGCAATAGTAATAAATTCTCCGCCTTCTTTTTTAACGAAACCTAATAAGGCTGTACAAATGTTTTGAGAATTCTCGATACGCTTAATTCCCATTAAATCTTTACCAAGAGTTACTTCTTTCCTTGTATCTCTTCCTCGCTTCTTAACCATATCTACATAACGACCAACTATTTGAGATCCTACAACTTCAGCGCGATATTGAATTTCTAATTCAAATGAAGAAGCAATCTGTTTGAGAAAGGTCAGTGGATCAGTAAATTCATCAATAGTCATAGAATGCGATCCATTATGCTCTGTTTTACCTATTTTCCACTTGGTACCTGCAAGAGCTATTCCCATACATTCATTCAACGTTTTACCTTCAATTTTTTGTGGTTTAATAATCCCTGCTTTAGCAAGCTGAATCCATTCACCAGATGCATAAGCAACCACTGATTTATCTTTAGAGTCTTTTTCCGCTTCAGTAATTACATATGGAACAATTCGACCATCACGCACTTCTTTTAACACTAAATTTTGTTGTAAAAGCGTTGTTGCATGTTCTGTATTATCAAACACCCTAAACTCTAATGTATCTATATTATTCTTGATTTCCCAATGGCGTTTGTCATCCCAATAATCTTTTGGTTGTATAGCTGAAACGATTTGACTAGTTTTAAAATCAACAATATGTAAGATTCCACTTGGTCTTCTCATCTAAATCGCTCCCTATAGCTTAATTTTGCTATTCCTATATTGGCTGGACGTACTATAATTTCATTCGGCCCTCTTTTTACAATAGGAAATGAACTGAATATGTCTTTCAATCCAATCACATTTTTTCCGTTAATTGTTACTAATGATCTTTCTGTATCTATTTGTATTTTGTCTCCTATATCAAAAATATAAGGAGTCTCATCTATGGTTAAAGTGTTTATCTTCCAAAACTTAACATCTTCAATAAATGCAATATCAGCTGGTGGATTAGAACCATAAACAATACATCCTACAGCTATCTTTGCTACTGGCCTAGCTGTCATAGGATTACTGTCAGACTCATCTCTCCATGTACGGACAAAACTAGCATCATCTATCTCAGTATTCTTTCGATATTTAGCAAAATAGAAACTCCATTCTTTGCCCCTGCGAGCTACTGCAACATGTCCTCTAAAGTCGTTAAATGTATCAGAGTACATTCCCATCTCGTCAGAAATCCATTTTCTAGAACCTCCTGAATCAATAATTGCTTGTGCTGTTGTCATTTCATGACTCATATACTCATCAGCCATTGCTAGTTCAACTATCACATTGTCGTTAGCATCTAAAAGCATAACCACAGTTTTCCCCATTCTGTTCCAGTGTTCAGACTGAAAAGTCATTTGCACATCAAGTCTAAAATCTTGGATAACGCCACCTGTATTAGGAATAGTTCTCTTCATAAAAGGACCATGCCACTCAGTATCCGTTCCCGTTCCATATGAGTCAGGTGTAAAAGCGTATCCTTGCCAAACCTTCATAGCCCCTGAACTTTTGTAAATCCCTATTTGACCGGTTACAGCATTCCAGGTAGTTAAACTCTTCATTTCGTCCCATATGAGACGCTCATTTTGTTTCACAACACGAGTTTTAACACCTGTGGGATAACCTAATCTAAAGTATTCGTCACTATTCCAGATATCAAGGAAAGGGCTTTGTGCTCCCACAGTTATATCAATAATTGGATTAGACTCTACAGAGCCATTATTACGTAATGAAGCTTTTAAGTCTCCCTTCTCTATAGCCAATATTTTCTCTTGTACAGCTCCCAACTTATAAGGCATTGGACAAATAAATTTAAGTGTTCCTGTACCAAGAGCTACAAATTCATCTGGATCAAAGCTATCATCTACAATTGCTAAATATGTTCTATTTGGTTCTATATCAAAAATAAGTTCTGCTGGTTGATCTGTTATTAACCACCCTGCAATTTCTTCTTTCAGCGTTTCTAAATCAGATCCATCAGGAACTATAATTCCCACAGGAATAGAAAGAACCCGAATTTCAGTTTGTGTGTTTAATAGTCTTGCACCAGGATACCCCGGAATACTTAATAAATTCCTTTTCAATGGCGCCCAAGTAGGTCTTTTCAAACCTTTTGCAATTTGAACAAATTCTTTACGCTCGTTGTTAAATGTAAAAGAGCTCATTTTGACACCCCATTTCTCTACAAAATAAAAGAAACTCAAACCTAAAAGGCTGAATTTCTTTGCTCTTCTCTTTCTTGGTATTCTTTTGTATATCGATAAGTACCGCGCGCTAAGTCTCTACCATCTAAAATAACTGGTACTTCAATTACCAAATTGCCACCTTGTGCTGAATTTAATTCATTACCACCAGTTTGTCCCGATGAATAATTGAATACTTGATTTCCGATATTACCCGCTATAGCCTGTCTACTATTTGACATACTTCCATACACACCACTCATCACAGACTTTAATCCCGATAACTGGCTCATAGAGCTAGCCATCATCCGACTCATATCACCCATTAATTGATTCATAGTCCCAGTAATACCAAGTGATTTTTCTTTCGATGATAAAGGTGTAACTGTAATTGAATTACCCTTCTTCGTAAATAGCTCTGGTCCGGCTTCTCCTGTGATAAAAGAACCATCACCTACAGGCTTTCCACCTTTAGCAAGCATTGGTACATGCGGAATAGTTGGTGCACTAACTCCTGGAATTTCATTTAATAATTCTGCCGGTGTGTTAAAGCCATCTATGAACTTATTAATAATACGAATGATTCCGTTGATAGCTGTACGAATACCACTCTTAATTCCATCCCACACGCCTAATACTGCTGACTTCATTCCATTAAATGCCCCGCTAACAGCACTTGTTACCCAACGAACAGGAGTCATAATGGCATCTTTTAAACCATTCCACACTGAAGATGCTGTGGATTTAATGCCATTCCAGATACTTGAAAGTGTAGACTTAATACCATTCCATACGCTACTACTTGCACTACTAATCATATTCCAAACAGTTGAAATAGCTGATTTAATGCTATTAAAAATTGAGCTTGCTGTGGAAACAATTGAATTCCATAAGCTAGAAAGATAGCTTTTAATCGTGTTCCATACAGCACTCGTAGTGGAACTAATAGTATTCCAGACATTCACAATCCAGTTTTTTATTGCATCAAAAATTGGTGTTACAATAGCTACTAATCCATTCCAGCATGCTTGTAAAAAATTCTTAACTGCATTCCACACAGCCATCGTCGCTGAACTGATTGTATCCCACACACTAACAATCCAGGATTTGATTTTTTCAAAGATTGGCGTTACAAATGACACAAGTCCATTCCAACAAGAAACTAAGAAATTCTTAATCGTTTCCCATACTAGGCTTGTAGTAGAACTAATTTTATTCCAACATTCAGAAATGAAATTCTTAATACTTTCAAATAGTGGAGTAGCAAAGTATAAAATAGCCGTCCAAATCGCTTGTAAGTATTGAGTAATGAAATTCCATACAGCTTGGATTACTGTAGAAATACCATTCCAAATCATAGAGAAGAAATCAGCAATTCCTTGTAGAACAGGAGTTACAAAAGCGACTAATCCATTCCAAGTCTCTTGAAAAAATGTAGAAATGGAAGTCCATATTTCTGTAAAGAAAGTCGCTATCCCTTGCAAAACTGAAGTTAAATATTCAACTATCCCATTCCAGATTTCCATACAGAAATTAAAAATGGATGTCCAAATACCAACGTACGTTTCTAGAATAGTGGTTCCCCAGGTTACAACAAACTCTACAATGCCATTCCATATACCTATTAAAAATTCCTTAATTGAGTTCCAAACTGCTGATGTAGATTCACTAATGCTATTCCACGCTTCACTTGCCCATTGCACAATCCCATCCCATATTCCTACTAAGAACTCTCCAATTGCATTCCAAGCATCAATGGTCCATTGTTTTATAGAATCCCAATTTTGATAAATTAGTACGCCTAAGGCAACTACAGCGGCTACAACCACAGCGATTAACGCTACCCACCCCATCATTGCAGCCCCTACACCCGATATGACGACAACTATTGGTGCTAAAGCCATAAATGCTCCTGCTATTACTCCTATCGCTACTGCAATGGCTGCCAGTGTGGCTGCTAGTTTAGGATTGTTAGAAATCCAGTCAGCAATTTTAGCAACAACATCAGCTATTACTCCAAGTACCGGTTGGAGAGCCATTTGTAAATCTTGCATTGCTTTTTGGAATTTCACTGCTGGACTTGCATCTATTTTAGAAGTAGCACCATGTAAATCCTCTACTCCTTTTTTTAAATCAACTTGTTTACCTTCTGCTTTCAAGATGGTGTCTATGATTTTCTTCCCTTGGTCTTCCCAAAGAGTACCGAACATCTTCGTGCCAAGTGCATTTCTGTCTGTTGCATTTTCAACACCAGCTAAGGCCTTGGTTGCTTCAAGCATAGCTTTTTGTCCATTTTCACCGCCACCAGCAATTGCCTGACCCCATTTTGCAAACTGATCTGCCGAAATCTTTGTTTTATCTAAAACCTCTTGCATAGACTTATCTACACCGGCCCCAAACTCAGCCATTTTGATACGTCCTTCTTTAACACCCGATATGTTCAACAGGACTCGCAACATCCTGCCAGTTCTCTTATGAACTTCTGTATATCACTATACAGACCAGACTATATCATCATCTTTTATATAAGATGCTCCCCATTTCGGATGTCATTAACTTACACCCTACGCTTTTCAGCTAGTCGTTGCACGTTCCTTTGTTAAAGGCTTCGCTCAGTATTGTCTCATTTGAGAGTTTCACTGAATTAAAGGAGTTTTCTATGAATGTCACCACTCATAGGGACAATTTTTCATCCAAAAGATTATCGATATTCCAACTTTTAGTGTCGACTCCTGCAGACAAAATTCCTTGGACTTCTTTCGCTGAAAATCCAGCTTGAACCATCTGATCCCCATATTCAGCGATAATATCCAATTGTTCTGGTGGAAATCCTGTTTTTAATAATGTATTAACTAATCCCAATGCTTCCTCGTTAGTAATACCTAACGTTGCACCAATCTCATTGGTTTCTTGTATAAGTTCATTAAAATCAATTCCAGCGTAAGATGCTGCAATAGTCGCTGCCCCTTTAACCACAGCGGCATTTGTTTCATCAGAAGCATCCTTATTTAATGCCCATTGTCTGCGAACACCTTCTAATGCTTCTTCAGCGTCAATACCATAAGTACTAACACCCCTAATAGCTTCTTCCACTGATTTTTTCGAAGACTCTGGAACATCAAATGTGATATCAATTTTTGTTTGTAGACTTGACATATCCATTGCTTTTTCAATAGCGGTTGCAATACCGCCACCAGCTGCCATTCCACCTATAACATTTTCTAATCCTATTTTTAATCCTTCAAACTTTTTCTCTGTTTTGCCAGCTTCCTGTTGTAAGTCTCTTAGTTCGTTTCGTACTTGTTGAATCGAGTTACCAGCATCTACAGATCGAAGCGCACGTTGTAACTTTTCAATATCAGCTTCTGTTCCTAATGCTTCTCGTCCGATAATTCCAATTGCTTGATCTAACTGCTTACTGGTAGCCGTTCCACTTCGAATTGCATTCACAAGACGATTTCCTAATGCTCCCGCAAAATCATCAACACTTTTTCCAGTAGCGCTAAACAATGTTTCTAACTGTCTTGTTGAACTTGCTACACTATCTTGCTCAGCCTTCATGTTTCCAAGCTTATTCTTCAGACCATTAAGCGATCCTTCTGTAAATTCAATTTCACGCCTAAATGCGCGATATTGCTCTTCGGAAATTTTTCCGTTTTGGAATTGTGCTTGGACTTGTTGTTCCGCTGCCTTCAATTTATCTAACTTTTGTGTGGTGTTTTCAATTTGCTGAGTCAGTAACTGTTGCTTTTGAGCTAAAGCTTCAATATTACCTGGATCAAATTTTAATAATCGTTCAACATCTTTAAGCTCTTTGGTTAAATCATTACTTCGCTTATTAACATCTTTTAACGCATTTTGAAGTCCGGTAGTTTCACCACCAATTTCAATCGTAATCCCTTTAATTCTTCCTCCTGTCATCATCTCACCCCTTTCCTAGAACGAATCGAAGTCTTTTTGATTTGCTTTACGAGTTTTTTCTTTGTCTGGATTCTCCATTTCAGCAAATTCAGCAATGTAATCAAAGCAATCACCTATTGTCATTACTTCTAAATCCCAACTCGTTAATTTCGATTTATAACAAAGAGCAAGGAACAAATCAGTCGTGAATTCTTCATCACTGAAAGTCCCTTGCTCTTCATTACTTTTCTTTAGTTTTTTTTTGCTCCCATTGTACTTTGAATCATATCGTTAATCTCTGGAATGATTTCATAAATAGGGAACTCTTCAAATCCGTCTAACCATGTAATTGGATCCGGAAGATTCGGATCAGCGGTTTTAGCATATAACCAAACTAAATCATAAATAACTTCAAAATCTATTTTCTTTAAATCTACATTAGAGAGGTCAATAGAAGGCTGGGAACCATCTTGTGGTGTAAATGTACCAATGGCTCCTAAAGCCATCATATCCGCAAACAAATCACGTCTAAATTGCGCTTTATAACGCTTAACAGTTGCTGCTGTACTTTTCAGTCGAACTTGCTTACCATCTATTACAATTGTTTTTTCCATCTCATTACACTCCTTTTGGTGCTGTTGGTGTTTTCACATAGACCTTTTTGTACCAATTATCATGGATTGCTGGTGTAGTTTTAGAAGTTGTCTTTGTCTTAACCATCGGTCTACCACCAGTTGCTAGAATAATTGGGCTCGCGACGAATTTAAGCTCGTTTGTATTCGGTTCAGCTGAATTCGTTTTTGATTTCGATGAAATATTAGGGCGACTCGCTGAACAGTTATACATAACATGACGAGTTGCTTTCACATCACCATCAAACTCAAATAACAGCGCGAAGGGTTTACCTTTTGCATCGGCCAACTCATTTAATACACCATCGGTCTCATCTAATTGTTCGCCTAATGCATCAATTACAAATTGCTCCGGAAGGAGTGCAATATTCAACGTTCCTTCATAACCTTGGTTATTATCAGCTGAGTAATAAAGCATATCGTCAGCATAGAATTCAATTAAATCACCGCGTGGTTCATTTGTTAGTTCAACCGCACCAGGCATTGGAATTGGTGTTCCAAATGTAACTACCCCATCTTTTGTTTCATATGTTGCATAATGGACATTTTTCAATCCAAAACTTACTTTGTTCTCACTCATTTATAGCAACCTCGTTTCATAATTTTTTTGAAATAGGTTTTCAGTTTCAATAAAAACCTCATAGGATTCATAAGGAATCTCATAATTGTCTAGGATTTTTTCAAGATTTTCTTCAGCAACTAAATCTTTTTTATTTGTATAAAGCTCGATACTTAAGTTATTTATCTTGTGATATACCTTGTTATCAGCCATTAAATTTGCTGATCCGTCCACAAGAAAACAAATATAAGGTGGCGCTGGAACCGGATTAGTTGGCGTTGCTGTGAAATGTGAATAAGCCACAGGATAACCTGTAGCATCAAGGATTTTCTTTAATTCACTTAATGTCATTATTGAATCGCCCTTTCGACACGTTCAATTAGTTCATTTATTGCTTTTTCTTCTGCCGGAGCAATGTGAACCTTAGCTGCTACACGGCCACCATTTGCTTTAGCATGTCCCTTTTCCAATAAATGTGTAAGTTGTGGTTTCAATGCATTATAAACAATGATTGCACTGCCATCCCTCTTTTTCCGCCAGCCTTTACCATACTTCCCTGTTTTCTTAGGACTTTTTTGTTTCAATTCATTCACAAGATTGGTCGCAACCTTTTCTTTAGCATCTTCTATATCTTCTTCTACTAGGTTAGCGTATCTTTGCAATTCCCTAGCAATATCACTTGCAAGAGTATCAATATTAGACACCCGCCTTCACCTCACAATAAAGTTCGATCTTTTCATCGTCTCTTTCATACGTGCGGTAAATACTATATTCTTTATCTCGATACTTCACTTTTCGTTCATTCTGGTAATCCCAGACATGAACAATCAATATATGACTAGCCTTGATATTACTTTGTCCAGCTTGAAAGAATTCTGATTGAGGAACTGATTTTTTCTTACAAAATATCTGTCTACTGAATACTTCATTTTCTTCAACTTGTCCTAGTTCATCTTTAGTAATTGTTATTACTGGGAATAGTAAAATATCATTCATTTATAGTCACCCGCTAAAGTTAAATGATTCTTAAGCATGTTATAAGATGCTAAAAAACGTTCTGCCTCTTTTGCGTCTGAAATAAAATTAGCTTTTACATACGTAATAATTGCTCTCTTAATTAGGGGATCAGTATCATCATTTGCCTTGAGATGAGAAACGCCTGATAACTTCAAATCATATCGAGATGCTTCAATTAAATCTTCAAGTTCATCATCAAGAGCATTATGTGAGACACGTACCGCTTTCTTCACAACATCAAGCATCATATTCATTCACACCAACTTGCTCTAGCTGTTTTAAAGCTTCCAGAGCGGCATCTTTACCCTTAATCTTTTCACCATTTGTAAGTTCGTAATATCCTCCTCCAACATGAACTGGTCCTTTTGAGCCTTCTTTTTTATCTATAATTCTTTCTTTATTCAAGAAACCCTCATCTTGTAGATACATTACACGTTCTGCGTCATTTGATTCATATGAATCTGCAACACTATAATGAACGAGAGTGAATTTATCTCGAAAAGCTCTTTTTACAACATATTTATTCAACGGTTTCCCACTCACTGTTAAACCTCCTTATACCATAAAGAAAAGCGACTATTATACAGTAGCCGCTTTCTTCACTCGTAAGAATCCATTTTTAGAAATTACGTTACCACCTGCAAAAACAGAACCTCTATGTGCAATCATACCTTGCTTGAATTTAAAGTCTGTAGATCGTTGAACGTCCATATCTGAGAAGATAGTAAGTTGATAGTTTGATAAAGGACCATATGCCATGCTATATTGTCCAGCTGTTGTTTTAGCATCAGAAACAGCCTTACAAGCACTATTAATAATGAATGGTACCCCATCAATTGTTCCAGAATTACCTTGTGATACTACGTTATATACCTTTTTACCATCAGATGTACGAAGCTTAGCAAATGCTTTTAAATCTAGTTTATTTAAAATTAATACTGCCGCATCTTCTACGTCTTCATCTCCACCATAACTATAAATAATTTCATCTAATGTAGATGCGTCAATCGCCGAGATTTCTAAATCTTTTTCTGCATCAATCGCTGTAGCTGCTGCTGAGAAAATACCAGCAAGTCGATTCGTCGCACCTGTACCAATTAAAATTTCACGAGTTAACTTTTTACGAGTAGCTACCGTAATCCCCTTCATTACTTCAGCATCGTAATCAGCTGCTGGTAATTTTTGAAGCTCTTCTGTGTCTTCTGAATAAGCTGTAACTTTTGCTTTTGTGATATCTGCATATCCAAAAGTTGTTTCTGATGTATTATAGTCATTACCCTCAGTTGTGTAATCACCTTCTCCATAACTTTTAATATATGGCTGTTGGTAACTCTCTCCACCTTTTAAAGTTTTAGAAGAAACACGATCAATTAGCGTAGACACTTCATTGAAAGTTGGACGAATATCCGTTGCACTATGTTTAGGTAAAACTACATTACCACTTCCAACTGTAACAGCACGGTTTTCCATTAGAGCCTGTCCACGTTTTTCAGAAGTCTCTAATTCTACGTCTTGTTTTTGAGGTTCATTGTTAAATGTTTCAACTGTACGCATTTCAGGCATTTGATTATTATTAATCTCCTCTGCTTCTTTTAATAATCTTTGTCGTGTTTCAATTTGTTTTTGTGTTTCTTCCAGATCTCGTAACTCTGTTTCTAATGCTGTTAAATCTACTTCCTTATCGCTTTGTAACATTGAGCGAATTTCGGATTTTCTAGTTAAAATTTCTTGTAATGTTTTCAAATGAATCTCTCCCTTATAAATATGTTTTTAAAATTAGTTTTTTACGTAATTCTTTTTGATTGCGTTCCTTCACAAATTGTTTATATGGGTCATGACTTCTAGCTGAAACTTGCGAATCAGGATAAGCTGGGAAAGCTACTGGACTAATCTCTAGTAACTTAGCTTTTGTTACACTACGAACTACATTGTCCGGATCTGATTCATCCCATTCTTCTTTGACCATTTGGAACCCAAAGGAAACACCGTCTACATCACCGCGTTTAATCGTCTCATATGTGTCATTTCCGAGTGTTGTATTGGCTAATTCTAGTTCAAACCTTAGTCCAATCTCATCTTCAAATAAACGAAGAGTACCATTTTTAGTTCTTCCTAACACTTGTGATGTATCGTGGCTCCATAAAGCTAATTGATCATCTTGAGTCAAGGACTCTGTGAAAGCTCCTTTTTTAAACTGCTCTTTAAATCGTTGCCAATAGCCCATAGTTACAGATTTCATTTCCCATTTAACTGCATAACCAGAAATTGTCCGAAGGCCATTTTCTAATTCCCTAATTTCAAGAGCACTACTCAGTAGTTCCCTCTTTTCCGTCTTGTTCATTATCATCACCTCCTTCATCAGTGACATTTCCTTCTTTAACTAAAGCTGTATCTAATCTTCTAATCGGCTTAGATCCACCTTCAATTGGTCCAAGTGAAAGAATTGAACGCCATTCATTTGGTGTCATAGCTCCTCTATCAACCATTTGAACTAAATCCATCTTTGTACTTAAAGAAGCGTATTGAAGTGAAGAGGATTCAAAGATAATCTTGTTACCAAATCCCCTTTCCCGACGTGAAAAAAGCTTCCTGGTATATTCCCCAGCAAGCTGCATTGCAAATGGCTCAATTTCTGATTCATAATAAGCTGTCCATTCATCCTCGTTATATTTACTTTGGATAATCTTTTCGTTTGTATTAAAAAAATTATAAATACGTTGTACTGTTTCTTGCATCTGCTTTGAATCTGGTACAAACGCTTCAGGTTTTACTTGTTCTAAATCATATCGCGGATCAGAAGAAGCTGCTCCACCATCATTTGAGATATTTAAATAGTTATTTACAAAGTTTTTGACCTGACTATCAATATCTTCTTGTTTTAGTACTGACTTAAACTTAAGAATCCACTTTACTACTGCACTATTTTTAATTGCTTTAACAATACCTTGATCAGTAGTTGTAACAATCTCCATTAACTGCGCTAATGCATTACCAGGATGTTCTCCGAAAAAGTCATTATCATTAAAGTCTTTACGCAAATGAATGATATCTGTATATGGAATCGTCATCTGCTTACCATTTTTAAAATAAAACTTTAAAAAGATGTCTCCCTGTACCCCTTCTACAACTTCAACTGTCGTACATGGAATAGGATAAATCTCAGTAGGATAGCCAAAATCATCACGCTTAACATAAGCGAATGCATTATGATTCAACTCTAATTGAACAGCCATTTTCTCCTGAAACATTTGTCCTGTCATCAATGGATTAGGCTCTTCCAGTAAAAATCTCATATAGGAATCTGGATTCACCTTAAATTCAGTAGAGTTATCTCGTATATGCTTGGCTATCAGCTTACCGACTGCTTTTGCTTTAGGACGTATACAAGCTCGTATAATGTCACTTTGATAGATGTCCCCATTCCACGCAAAAAAACCTCCACCACTATCGTTTATCATTTCAAAACGAGTTGTAGTAGGAGCCTGTTTCTTTCCAAATATCTTATCAAATAACCCCAAATTCTCACCTCCTTCTTAAATCATGTTGAGGTAGTCATTTCGTTTTTCTTGAAGAACTACATATGCATTTAAAAGTGCCGCTGTGCCATCAATACGACGTCTTTGGTTCTTTGTTTTATTTGGTTGTATATTTAAATTATTATCAATAGCTATAGCTGTATTGGAAAGGCACCACTTGTCAATTGCATTGTTGTTATAGTTGACTAACTTAGATTCCAAGTCAGCTCCTAAAAGTCTCATCGGACTAGAAAGGGTCTGTTTACCTTGTGCGATAGGAATCATAGATTCTTTGCCAAAATACCCTTCCATCTCCTCAACCCAATACTTAGCTGACCATCTATCATAGCCAATCCAAGGTAGATAAATACCACATTCATCTCGTATTTCTAAGAACCATTTCGTAACAAATTTATAATGAACGGAATTTCCCGGTGTTGTTCTTAATATTCCTTGCTCGTGCCATAAATTATATGGGATTTTATCTTCTTTACTTCGCTGCTCTAATAAATCTTCCGGAAGCCAATACATCTGCTTCACATAAATATGTGGGTCTTCTGGGACCATAAAAATAACCTTCGCTGCTGTTAAATCGGTAGTTGAAGATAAATCGCAACCACCAATTCCATAGGAAGGTTTCAATTCTTTGATATTATAAGTAGCTGAGTTATTCAATTGTTCAAATGTTAACCATGCTTCTGATGATGTTTCACGAATATTAAAGTCTTTCGTCAATAAATTGCTCACTAAAAGAGAATTAGCCTTAGCTTTATTTACTTTCGTTTCTAAGTTATCTATTTTCTTTATGGTACCTAAACCTGGATTTGCTTTAGACCATTTGGTTTTGTCAGTCCACTCTTCTCTTTTATCAAGTTCATAAATAACAGGTAAAAAACGGTCATCTGTATAACCATCTTTATCTTCTAATCCATTCAGTAACATTTCTGCTTCGTCATACTTCATATCATAAACAGATTCTCTTACTGTCCCAGCTGTTGTAATCATAAGAATCAATGGCTGTTCACGTGCTGACGTACCATCGACAATTACGTCATACAAATTCTTGTCCTTCCATGCATGTATTTCATCAAGGGAGGCTCCGTGAACATTTAGACCATCTAATGTATCACTATCACTACCTACTGGTTTAAATACACTATCATTAAAATCTGCCGTTAATTCTTTGACTAAAGTTTTTATTCTTTTCGACAAAGCGGGTGACTTTTTAACCATTCTTTTTGATTCTGACCAAACGATTTTAGCTTGTTGTTCTTTCGTTGCTACCGCATATACCTCAGAACCACCTTCACCATCTGCTACCTGTAGATATAAACATATCCCAGACGAAAGCGTAGACTTACCATTTTTACGTGCAACTACTAAAAATGCTTCCCGATATTTTCTAGTACCATCAATTTTATGAACAAAACCAAAAGTAGCGGCTAAGAAAGCCTGTTGCCAAAGTTCTAGGTCAATTGGTTTTCCAGCCCATTTAGCTTTACTATGCTTACAATAATTTTCGATAAATTCAATAATATGATTAGCTCTATTAGAGTCATACTCATACTCAGAATCATTATTATAAACATCACTAACGAGTTTCTTATAAATACGTTTAACCTTGTCACCTACTACAATTTCACCGGATTCAATTTTATTGTAATAATCTATTATAGGATTATGTGATAGTGGATATTGTTTTCTCATCGATTCTGCACAAACTTTTCAAATCCATCGTCGGTTTCTTCTTTCTTCTTTAGATCCGGCTTAGGAACGTAATCACCTAATTGCTTCATAATGCTTTGATAGTTTTTGTTCATCGCTATATATCGACGAGCTTGCGGACGTTCCCTCTCATATGGCTCTTGATTTTCTGATTGTGAGAACATTTCATCATAACCATTCTCATCGAGGTCTTTTCGAATATCTTCTAATCGAACACGTAAATCTGCCGCCTCCACAATTAGCCCCTCTACTACCAAGAGGGTATCTTTTGGCATTTCTTTATATATTCGTTTAAGTCTGGTTATCTCTTTACTAACCCGTTCTTCTTTTGTTAATTCCTTCTTTATTGCCATAAATAACACCTCATCTCTTATGCATTTGGGGTAGGGGGTCACGCGAAATGACCTGTATATTACGTGAAGGTACCTCATCGGTCCTTCGAGAACTCGAAAAAGATTTTGAAATGGGGGGGCTTTTATTTCTTTGGAAATATCAGTGTTCATTTTTTATTTTGATTTTTATTCTTTTTGTATTAAATCCCCATTCTCATCAAACATTACTCCTTCAACAACTGGACTATTCTTCTCATGATGTTCACGGTTGTGGCAATCCTGACATAAAAGTTCTAAGTTATGAAAGCTTAATGTAATCTCTGGGTTATTTATATTCTCTGGTGTTATGTAATCCTTATGATGAACAATCTTTCCTGTCCCCTTACACCTCTCACATAATCCATATCTAAATTTAAAATATGAATCCCTACACTTCTTCCATGCTGTGGATTTATAAAACCTCTTTGCAAATTCTTTTGCCATGCATCCACCTCAAAACAAATAACCGCTCAATGTTGAACGGTTATCCTTTATATAAAGTTATACGAAACCCAATACGGTAAATGAAGTTTTATATAACATAATTGTCATTAATCCCTATCTACTATTAGGTGGCTTTTGTACGACAAAAACTATATGGTTTATGGCTTTTTATTTTTACCTTTTAATTATATTAACGATATCTCGATGAGCCTTTTCTACTAGAAGCTAATTTATTTGTTCTTTCTTTTTCGGCTCTTTCTTGTTCCTCTTTTTCTTTTTCTTTTTCTTTTTCCTCTATTTCCTTTTTTTCAATACACTTATCAATAATTTGCTTATAAAAATGAAACCTTCCAAAATTATTTCTATAATTCTGTACGGCAAATCCTACATAAGCGAGTACGAACATTAACATTAAGAATACAATCGCTCCAATTGTAAGTACTATATTAAATGTAAATGTTAAATTATCTGCCTTTTGAATTATATTATCTACCTTTTGAGTTATTTCATCTCCATCGTTTCCTTTATTAAAAAGCAACGCACTGTTTAAAGAAAAACCAGAAAAGCAAGTAAATAACGCTATAAAAGTACCCACTAGAATTGTAATAAAAGAGTTGTAGAATGTTTGAGTTGGACCAAATAACTTACTTTGTTCTACTTCTCCTTCCAGAATAACACTCATTGACTCTAAGTCTTCTTTTGTATGTCCCTCTTCTAGCTTATTAATAAATTCCGAGCATTGTTTAACAGTTAGTTGTTTGTACTTAACATTGAAATATTCTCTTATTTTCCCATCAAGATATTTTCCAATCCTATTATTATTTATATCCATCGCACCATACCTCTTCCGAATTTATAAATTATTATATTACTGTAATTAAATTCAATCAATAAAAAAAATCCATGAAATTAATATATTTAATACTAAAAATTGCTAATAAATATCAAAAACCATTGATACGTATTATAATACGTGTTATAATAAGAGTATAGAAAGGAGGGAATAAGGGAGATGGACATTCTAGATATGTTAGACAAAGTAAGCGGGATTTCTTCTTTCATCTTAGCGATATACATACTTCTCAAAGAAAGCAAAGAAGAAAAAAATAAGCGTCCTCAACGCAAAGGTTCCAGCCGACCAAGCAGAAAACCTAAGCGAAGAAAACGCAAGTAACCCATTGGGAAACTCAACCAACTGGTTGGGTTTCTCAAAAAAATATTATCATCTCCCATATCAATATGTCAAAAACTTCATTGATTTTAAATACTATTTGTTTGTTTTTAACAATTCGTTTCTTTATTGTTACCGACTTTTCTAATTTACAAATGTTAGACACTATCTACCTAATAGTTATTATTTTATGGATTCTGGTCTTCGCTATTTCGATTATCAAGAAATTTAAGAAGTAAATCCATTACAACTATATTTAGCAGGAGGAAAAGCAAATGAGCACTTACCAAGATCGCTACATCTACCCATCTATTTTTGATTTTTCTAATGAGCAGGTTACTGTTACATTTCCTGACTTAGCAGATTGTCATGCTAATGCTAAAAGCTATGAGGATGCTTTTGAAATAGCTAAAAAGACATTAGCAACTCATCTATATGAAATTGAAGAAAATAAAGGCATTATTCCGCCTGTATCTAATCCAGCTTCTATCCAAACTACAGACAATCAAGTTATTGGATTAATGGAAGTATGGATGCCACCATTCCGTAGTGAAATTGAAAATAAGGCAGTAAAGAAGACATTAACTATTCCTCATTGGCTTGATAAAATGGGAAAAGCTAATAATGTAAACTACTCACAAGTGTTACAAGATGCACTAAAAAAACATTTAGGTGTTAATGAAAATAAGAACGTATAAAAGAGATGAATTATCTTCATCTCTTTTTTCTACCTCCATAATCAATGAAATAACCCTTTATATTAGGTTAATTTCTTCAACAAATCTTATTCGAATGTCTTTTTAATAATTTCATGAGTACCCCTTAAAGATAAACCTAACAAAACTGTCCCAAGAAGAAAATAAACTATAAAAATGAAATAATACATATACTTGTTAGAATCTATCGGTAAATACGGGAACCAAAAAATAGTTAGTAAAAAGAGTAGTGCAATAAGCATTAGCGTCAAATAATTCATATAAAAGTTTTTGTTCTCTTTTCTAGCTTCTAGACTTTGAAAAGCTATACAAGCAATTGCAATCCCAATTAAACCTATTATTATGCTTATCCCTAACTTAGAAGTCTCCTGAATCATCCCTACTAACATTTCCATATTTCCTATAGCATTAAATACTACAAATAATAGTGTAAAAACCGCCAACAATATAACTAATTGGGCGATTGCTTTAATGTCTTTACGCAATTTCCTCATACAAATCAACCTCCTCTATACAAGAATAAAAGGAGGTTGAAATAAAATCAATAAAACTTAATATAAAGTTAAAATACTTTACATTAATATCTATCTTAATTAAGCTTTGTACAAAATTACTATTCCTCTTCATATGGTCTATATTTACTACGCAATACTTCTAGTTCTTTCTTCTTCTCTTCAATGTCTTCACGTAGAAACAAACTCACTCGTTCCATTTTCTTAAATGGTACAAGTTTACCATCTTTAATCATTTTACTAATTCTCGCTTTACTAATCCCTAAAACATCCATTACCTCTGGTGTCGTTAATACCTCATCATGTAAAAAAGAAAGCAGTTGCTCTTTATCTTCAAACTTGTACACTTTATTCACCTCTTTTTTCTTTAAAAATCCCATAAAGTCGTAATGACGTATTTATAATATAAAGAACTAAAAGAATAATTAACACGATATCCAAAACAGTTTTAAAAATACTCGCTTCAATCGAATCTCGAAAATAAGCAAAGTAAAACAGTGTAACGAAGATAATTAAGATGTTCGATGAATTACTTGTTTTCTTCATATTGTTTACAAATTGGCAAGTTGTTATAATGTGTATAGAAGAGAGAAGATGGGCTTCTCTCTTCCGCTCAAAATCATTTTCGTTTACGTCTGGCTGGGCGTTTTCGTTTGGTTTTGAGCTTTTTTACTTTTTCGTTGATGACTAGGACTTTTTCGATGATTGTTAGTGCTGTAAGTATCATTCCTAGTATCAGTGCTAACTTTGCCAATTTGTTTCCCCCCTTTCGTTCTTTCTATATTTATTATACCATATCTATTTACCTAAGTGAATAGGTTAACCCAATTAAATTACACTATTATCCTAACAATTGATATAACCGCTACTAGAAATCAAAATAAAAAAAGCATCCTAATAGGAATGCTTTTTAACATATGACTTCAAATTATCCAAATAACAAAAAAGTAATTCATATATTTTAAATTTCCGGAATACGGACATTTTACTTAATTAATCTTGATTTTCTTTTCTCCAATCAGCCTTTTCAAAACTATTCATCTTATCTTGGAAGCCTAAATAGGTCGCTATTGATAACACTATAAGATTTATACATAAAAATACTTGTGAAGTATGAATCATTTTCCCTAGAGTGGTCAAGTTTTTTGTATCAAACGAGATATTAAAAGCAGATACTGATGCACTATATAGCACAAAATCCATGTAATTTGTTAGTCCAGAAAGGGCATCCCTATTTATCCAAATTGGCTCTAAAAAATATAAAATTGAAAATAATATTACAAATTCTAAATATGTATGTACAACTAAAGAAATTCTATGTCCTCTTTTCAAGTTCGTAGATCGTTCCCCAATTGACAAATCACGAGTCATCTTTGTTCTTACTACATCACTATAAAAAGCAATTGCTACTTCAATAGCTCTCGATATTAGACGTACAGTTACAAATATAAATGCAAATTTAATATATCCATTTGTATCTTCACTTTCTAAGTACAAATCCAAAATCATACAGACTATAAACAGAATACAAGCAGATAATACATTTACCCAATTTGAATATATTACAAACTTTTGCAATCTCTTTTTTTCTTGATGTTTTTCGCAATCATATCTATCTTCCTTTAGATTATATTCACATATAACTTTTTCACCTAAATACAGATGTTTATGCTTTGCCCCTGGTATTCCTTCACATTTGCTTTTTGTTCTATAAAAGGCTCTATTTGGACATATCTTATTATAACTATTATTATTTTCTAGTGAATATTTAAAAACTCGTGCAAAGAAATAATCTGGTGAGAATACATTAAAAATAATTTCTTTCACGAAACTCAGAACTGTTTTTTCTTTTTTAGATTTTGTATAGCATATATAGTTCTTGAAGCAATTCACTAATACTTTTATTCCCTTTACTTTCTCATCTGTTTTATTTTCACTTTCCTTCTTTAAAGTATACTTACGAAACACCGCTATAAATATTAAATAATGAAAAATTACAGACCATATATAAGAAAAAAATAAACTTCTAAGTAAAAAAACACCTATATAACCCCAAAGATACTTAAAATAATCAAGCCTACAAAGACATACTAGCATTAGTATACTTAAACTAATCCCAACGATTAAAGTTTTCCACATCCAAAATCTATTATCTAAAATTTTATTTGCCTTCATGATCAACTTCTTTCCTCTCTTAGAACACACTAAACGTTTAAAACTTTGTATAAACTCATTTTACACTCTTTAAACAATAATTCTAAAAAGCTATTTACATTCTTTATTAGTAAACTTACAATTATTAAATCCGATAAGTTGTATATTTTGATAAAAAATGAAAGGTGTTTTCTTATGAACTTCTTTAAAACATTAAAAGCAGACTTTAATAAAGGCTCTGCTGCTGATAAATTAAGCATCATTAGTAGTATTCTGACGATAATAGGAGCCTTTAGTATTCCCTCTCTAATATACTTACAATACGCTCCAAACCTTCTATTTTCCGTTTTTTTGATTTGCTTATTCTTTGTATTTTCTTTAATGATAATTTACCTTGCATTTTTAATCTTACAATTTGTATGGAGGCATGTTGAAGAAACCGTCCCAAGAATAATTGTTCTTCTTGTTGTTCTAGCTGTTACCTCTTTATTATTTTCAATATTGTTTGAATTTCTAACAATCGCATATCGAGATGTATTTTCAAAAATCACACAATTATAGATTTTAATCCTAAAGTGCAGATTCTTAAATATCTTCACTTTAGGATTTATTTTATTGGATTTTCACACACTCTCTATAAACTTTTTCTTCTTGAATATTTTAAGTTTAGCCAAAATGAGCTTTCCTATGACAATTAGGACATAGCGCTGTTGCATTTTCGACAGTGTCCTCTCCACCTTCAGAAAGCGGTACTACATGATGTACCTCTAAATATGGTGTACCATCCTTAGCACGTTTAAAAGGCGCCTCCTGTCCACATTCTTCACAATATCCATTAGCTCTCTCTAATATCTCAGCAATCACATCTGGATTTCGTTTATATTGAGTAGTAACCACTTCAACCACTTCTGGTATTTTTTCCGCTTGTTCCAATCGATTCTTACGGTTAGAACTATCAATGTTTCGAGATTTCTCCACTCTTATTTCTAGATCGCTCTCATATTCATTATTAGTAAGGTTATGTAAGGTTCTATAATGGTCAATCTTTCTCAATTCAAACCACCTAGAGCCGTCTTCTTCTTCAACATGCCTTACGTATTTGAATACACCATGTAATACACATTTAGTGTCTTCTTTAATAAATACATAGATTGGTACATTTGTGTCTTTAGTACTATAAATAGCAGAGTTATCTTGGTACTCTAATTTAAATTTATTGGCTCTATTTTTAAAATAATATTTTAAAACTTCTTTTTCCACTAACCACTCATTGGCATATTTCCCATTTTCTAAAGTAACTTTAATAAAAATAGCGCTTAATTTAGGGGATTTCCCTATTAAATAGATGCCTTTTCTATTATCATAGTCTTTAGCAAAATTAGAAATATCCCACGATCTATATGTCTTCCCAATAACAAAATCATTTAGTACTGTTACATCATTTAAATAATGGTAAAACTTCTCTTCAAATACAGGGTATATATCTTCATACGTTTTCAATCCTCTACTCCTAAGAGCTGTATAAACTAAGTCTTTTCCTTCTTCAGGAGAATCTGAAAATCTATCCATATAAATTTTCAAATCTCCTATTTTCTTAAAAGAATTAATTCTGTTCATGGTACTTCTTACCTTATCCTTAATCTCCTTATTAATATCAGGATGATTTAGCGCCGGTATATCTACCTCGGATAAAATAAAATCAATTGCATCCTTAATCATACTTTCACTTCCTTAACCAAACAAATATGACGTACAATTCACAAACTATATTTTACCTTAATTTCTCAAAGATAACCATTTACTTTAGTAAATACAAAAAATAAGAACCTCATCCACAATTGCAGAAGAGGCTCTCATTTACCTGTCTTGCTATTTTCTTTTCAGCACGTTCTATCATAGATTGTACCGTACTACATGTAACATTTAAACATCCAGCAATCTCTCTGTATGTTAAACAATATCCTCGAGACATTAAGTATACTTCTTTCTCCCGCTCAGTTAACAATGATAACGCATCTTCTAACCTAATCTTATCCCATTCGCCAATTGCATGTTCTTGCTGATGATTATCCCACTCATATAAGTTATCATCCATGCTACGAAAATATCTTTGCATCAGTAATGGATCACACGCTCTTTCCCTCTGATATGCAGCTAACCTTTCAATCCCTCTACGATTTCCCGGTCTTCTCGCCTTTTTCATCCATTCTAAGGAATAAGTAATGTCACTAATCATATCAGTTAGAATCTTTATATCTTCCTCTTTAGCTTCCTTCTGAGCTTCTCTCAATTGGTTTAAAGTTGTGTTATATTGCTTAATCAAATCCTGCATAACCTATCCCTCCTTATAAACAAAAAAGAACACCGTATATAGACTGTACTTCTCTACATAACAGTGTTCTTTTATTACTTTCATATTTAATTTCTACGCTTCTCTCACTACACAAGTGAATTCCACTTATACAGTCAGAGAAACGGAAAACCGTTCCTCATAGACACAAATCTGTAAGTGTAGCTGATGCTTCTAATTAGTTTGGTAAAGTTCAAGAGAGAAATAAAGTGTTGAGGTGCCCCACGCCTCTTTGAACCGAGGAAAGTATGATTAGCAATTGGACATTCGGAAGGAACATCCTCGGCTCAAAGAGAGGTGTAACCCTCTCCCCCGTTGGTCGGACCCTTACTTACGTTTATTCGTGAGTAAACTATAATTAATTGCCCTAACCCGAGAAATTTAGATAAATCAAGAAACAACATACAGTACCATTTCCGTGGCAGTTCTTATTACACCTTTAATAATACACGTACATATCCAATATATTTTATCAAATTTTTATCTTTTTCCTCATAAGAAAACCCACCTATACGGGTGGGTTTTCTTTAATATTCTTAAGTTAAATTCATAACAAATCTACTTTTTTTTTGCACATCCTGATTAACATTGATATATATTTCCGTTCCAATATCCGGTATTTCATCCCTTATAATATTATTCAATTTCTTTACTAGAAAATCTTTATTATACTGAACATCTTCTAAATTGATTATAACTTTAAAAACATATTTATTATTTCTTTTATTATCTAACTTCACAATAAAAATGTCTTCTTCATCATTTTCAATTGATAATTCACTAAAAAAACTTTTAATTACTAAACGAAGTTGCGGAGTATAATTCTCATATAATTCATCATCTCTTTTTTGCTCTTTTTCTTCAAGAAATATTTTCACAATAGGGATAGAAATATAAAAGACTGGAATTAAATAGCTCCAATTGGATAAATCATTCTTTATAATCCATACTATATTTAAGATTGATAAAATTATTGGAGCCACTACTATTGCTAACATAAAAAAGGATGTTAGGTTAAAAAATAGGTTTCTGCTTGCGAAACTCCACAACACAAAATAAATAATTAGAAAGATTACTATCAGGGACAAATTGAAACCAATTATTGTTAACACTTTGCCCCCTCCTTTCTTTATTACCTAATAGTTATAGGTTGAACTCTAAGTAATTTATTTTTCCCTTTAACAATTTCTTCAATTATTAAATCAATTTTGCTTAAAGCATCCTTATTCCAAAAATGATTAAGGTGTTTCTTTAAATCCTTTACATTTAACAATACATGATAGTTATCATCTTTCGTATCAAAATGGTTAACTAACGGTATGGTAACTTTCTCACCATTTTTAAAGATCATATTAATTTCAGATTGTATGGTAAGATTTTTAATTTCTACATTCTCATCTAGCACTTTAAATTTAAATACATGTTGATTTATTTCATCTATCTTTATATCCTCAGAGAGATTTTGGAAAGATACTGCGTGACTGGAATCCCTTACTATTTCTATAAAGAAAATTTCATGATTAATTATAATTTCTTTGGCTTTTCTAATATATTTAGTTTGTATAGTCTTCGGAGTTCCTTTTTCGTCTTTTTTTGTTATTCTAACATCAAATGGCTCTCTTATACCAATATCCTTTAATATTTTATTTAAATCTTCTTCTGTTCCTTGAGCTCCTAAAATTGATAACATAAGCTTTTCATCAATTTTACTTTCCAAGATTTCTTTGTCATTAAAGATATTTGCATATTCTATCTTAATATTTCTCTCTATTTCCCGATAAGAAACCATTTGTAAAGATTCAGTCATACCATCCTTAGGTTCTACAGAAAATGAAACTTTTGGAGGGTTCAGTTTTAAATCTTTATACATCTCTTGATTTATTTGCTCATATTCTAATTTATATGACTTAGGATAGAACCTCATCACAATCTTTGGAATTACATTTTTCACGTAGTATAAGGTATAAGTTTTAGTAGCTTCTGCATTTCCAGCACTATCCGTTGAAAATACATTCAATACATTTTTACCTTCATTCAATTTTAGTTTTACCAAATCATTTGTAAATATTAAATTAAATTTCCCGTCATTTATTGAATAATATGTATCCGTTACAGGATATGTACCTTCAAGTATGTTATTAACGGATAATAGTACCTCTCCACCAACTACATAAGTATACATTTTATCATTAATTTTTCTTTGCTTATCACTTTGAATAGAAATTTTTGTTTCTGGTAGCTTTAACTCATCAACATTGACTTTCTTTACATTTTTTGGTTTTCTAATATCTACAGTTTCATTTTCTTTTATAACTAATCTACTTTCACTTGAATCAACTGGTATCGTGAACTCCGCGGTTTTATTTTGGTCAATAATGAACGAGTCAAAAGAATTTATTTCTGTAATTTTTCCATCTTTATATTCCTCAATTGTAATTGAAGTTGCCCCTTCATCATATGCCTCAATTTGGATTTTATCTAACTTTTTCTGTTTCAATTCTTGATCATTCTTATATGGCAACAATATATACATCGTGTCATCTAAATATGTGATATCAATATCTTCTCTCTCTAAATGCTCTCCAATTAAATCCTCTTCATTTAAGAAACGCTCTGTACTTCCATATAAAATGTCGTTATTCTCATCAGATAACGTAACAAGAACTGGGCATGCAACTTTAATAACCTTCGCATTAAAATCACTAGTATAATCATCTAAAAACTTCTTATACACTAAGAAATCATCAGTTTGTTTTGGATCTTCTCCATGAACAATACACTTAACTATATCTAATACAACGCTATCATTAGGTAAAAACTGATGTCCTCGGTCAACATAATACTTGATACTCGACTCTGATTTTGCGCTAGTTAAAGGAACTGTGCCATCTCCATCTCCAAAAATAGCTTTTGTCTTCTCTTTTTTATCTCTCTTAAATGAACAATATGTCCCTTTACCATAACCAATAATTTCATGATGCTCTACATTCATATCACCTTTTATTAAATTTTGGAAATGATTGAATCCCTCTACAAAATCAAAGTCTTTATCCTTCAAAAGTGGTTTATATATATCACTATATATATCTTCCCAACTCTTTATACTCTTACCATTATATTCAGTAAACGCCAATTTACACTCTTCATCATATTCCTGGTAATAATTTATATTAGGGAGTAATTGGTATACACTTTCAAATGTGCGAGCGAGATCTTTTGTTTTCTCTGCAGACATCATAACTGGAAACCAATCTGTAGGAATTCCAGCACCATGTTTTAAAGCTTTATATGCTGTAGGAGCTCCAGCCCATGGCGTTCCCATAGTTATGACTTTTGAGATTTTTTGATTGAGCCCCTCACTAGCAAATTCATTTAAACACGCTTTTGCAATTAATCCCCCCATACTATGAGCAACGATTATCACTTCATCTACATCAGTTTTTATTAACTTTTTTAATCTTTCAAGGTGATATTGATTTCCTAATCTCCAATCATAAAAAAACTCGTCTACATGTTTAGCATAATCTTGTAAAACCGATTTTAATCTTCCATAGAACGGTCCTAAAATCCCGGTAGAAGCGTCAAAATGGTTCTTTTTCTGCTTTAACTTTAGCTTTTCATGCAAGTTAAATTCCCTACTAAATGTACTTTTAATATGTGGAATCCAAATAGTTAACTGCTGTTCCTTCAATTTACTTCCCATTATTCCAGGTATAATTATTATTTGCTTATTTGGTTTAACATGTTCATTTTCTTGGGGCATCTTTCTTCTCCTTTATTCCTCTTTTAATCTATTTTACCAAAAAATAGATTAATATTCTCCTTAATTTCACCATCTATAATTAAAACATGAAAATATTATAATATAAACGGAGTAAAGAAATACAATTTAATCGAGAACCCTATAGATAGATAAATCACCTATTTAACTAGATAGTTTATTCATCTTAAGGGTGATATTTATTCCTCAATATCCATACTTAAAAACACACAAACATTCCTAAGTTTTTCAATAAGTACTAACTTACATATCTTATCAGCACACTCATATACGACCTTGATACACTTAAATTCTCTCTAACCTTAGACGTAATAAAAACTTCACCTCTATTGAATTTAATCTTTTAAAACATTTGTATTAATTTTCTCTCTCGAACACTCCTTCAGCTGTTCAATAGCTATCTTTTCTGCATGCTCCTCACTATCTATCAAAGAGAACCCTTGATCAATAGAACTCCAAAACTCATATCCACAATCCTCCATCCACCTATAAACTTCCGGTGTATACAAACCATCTTTTCTTTTTATAATTTGCACTTTGTATAGTTTACTTGGTGAAAAATATTCTCTTACAACTTTCCCCATAATTTCATTCTCTCCTTAAAAATATTTCTGCAGTTAATTCACAAAAAAGCACCTAATTAGGCGCTCTCAATATGTGAAATATTCTTTTTCCTTTCTTCCTCTTTTTCTTTCTTATTATCTAGACATTCTTCTAATACATATTTAAAGAATATTAACTTAGAATGTCCCCTCTTCCCTATACTAATAATTTTAACGAAGGCAAAACTATAAGTCAGTAAAAGTAATAAAAATGTAACCGCCGCACTTGTTAGCCCTTGCGTTTCAATTATTTCTTTACGAAAGAAAAACTGGTTACCAAGAACGATTAATAGAGTTGTCATAAACGGAGCAATTAATACTGGAAGTTTATAACCATCATATTGCTCTTCTATACTATTTATACGATTAATAGTATTTTTCAAAGTTTCTTTCCCAACCTGCATTAAAGCATTCTTTTCTTTTTCTAATACTTTCTCAGAAATAAACCCTTTATCATAGTCAATTGAACTTGTTATGAATTTACCAAAAGATTTGTTATCTAAGCATAGCAACTTATTTTCTAATTCTGCTGTTTTCAAATCACTAAACTTAGCTATTACAGTTTTTCTTTTCCAAAACACATGCATACCTCCTTGAACCAACATCAATAAAACACATTATAACACTATAATGTTTTATTTTAAAATAACTACCATATTCCTTTACGCTTCAACTTCAATTCCCAACTGATAAGCCAACTCACACAAAGCCTTATTCCTCTTCCTATAATAATCCGGTTGAGACATATTCAATATCCTACACATCTTTACCCAACTAGTCTTCTCTTTCCCTAGATAAGCTAACTCAATAAGTTGCTTATCCCACTCATCCAGCTTCTCTACACCTTTTCTTATTTCTTGTATATAGTTGATTCGTTCTAAAACTGTTTTACTCATGCCGATCACCTTACCATCTTGCACACGCTCTATATCTCTTTCATCTATACTTGATAAAAATAAGTGATACTTTTTCAAAGCTTGAAGCACATTCTTTTTTGTCTGCTCTTTGTTAAGAACAGGTAGGGCAATATCCAACATACTCTCACTCCTTCACCATTTTCAAAAATGTATCCAACGGAATAACTACCAACCACGGTTTTCTATCTGCTTTTATTGCTAATGCATCTGGCTGTTCACGTTCATCCTCCAACCAGTTATATAACGTCTTGAATCCTTCTTTCCTCGCTTTCACTTCCCATTCAAGACCTAAACCCTTCACATCATTTGAATACCCATCCATCGCACCAGAGAGCGGTACACGAGCACCGCCTATCAAACTAGCAAATTCTCTTTCACGTCTCATTCCTTTATCTCTTTGACTTTTCCCCATTTATATATCTCCATTTCTTTAAAAGAATTATTTTGTTCAAATTTTCTTATATATACATCTATTTCCTTATATGAAACTATTACTATATAATTTGACATATCATTATATTAGTAAAAAGGAGCCTTAATTATGGAACTGTGGCAAATCGCTCTACTATTATTAATAATTATTTTCCCCTTAGACATGTACAAGAAAAACAAAGATAAGAAGGCCCATAAAAGTTATTTGGATTTACTTCGCCAATCTAGTATTAATCAAATTGATCAAATGAATGGCCGACAATTCGAAGAATACTTAAGTTCCTTATACCAATCACTCGGATACCAAACAGAAGTTACCAAAGGTTCTGGTGACTTTGGAGCTGACTTAGTTTTAAAAAATAATGGTACAAAAATCGTTGTACAAGCAAAACGCTATAAAAATAAAGTAGGTATTCAATCGGTACAAGAAGTTGTTGGAGCTAAAAGATATTACGATGCTGCTCATGCTTGGGTTGTAACTAATAACTATTTCACAGAACCAGCACGTAAGTTAGCACACGCAAATGATGTATTACTTATAGATCGTGATTTATTGATTAAATTAAGTGCGCAAGTCAACCGAGAAAAAACAACACCCCGTGCTGAAAGATATACATCTAATTAATTTGGACACTCCTGTTAGTGTCTTTTTTTATAACCTTTTCGCTATCTCATACACCACATCCACAGTTACTCCATTACCTGCTTGCTTATACAATTGACTTTTCGATGTTACCGCAGCTGCCTTATCAAAATATGAATCTGGTATCCCTTGCAAGCGCCATGATTCTCTTTCAGTAAGCCAACGCAACTTATCATCACTCGTTAAAACGGCCTGTTCCCTAGATGTGAGAAGGGTTTGAGCTACTCCCTTACCAACACGCCCTCTTCTTGTTTTGGAGGTAGGAAAAGCTAAATTTACCGTGTCACCACGATAAGCAACGTTATATCCCTGTTTTGTAGCTTCACGAACAAACGCTTTACCTTCACATATACCAATTACACAATCTTTTACTCGATCCAGGTCAACTAAATACTCGTCTGGTGTCTCGCCCTCTAAGATGTGCGACAATAAAAAGTCTCGTTCTGTTCTGAGGAATTCCACACTGGGTTGAGGTGATAGTTTGCCATTCTGCATCATACCCGACTTCATCCAAGCTAGAGAGAATACGGAATAGGTCCCATCCTTTATTAACTCGTAGCAAGTTCTCAACGTTTTCAAAGAGTAATCGAGAGGGTTTTTTAGTTTCATCTGCCTCCCTAATGATTCGTATAACTTCTCTGAAGAGTCCTGACTTCTCTCCTGCCAGTCCTTTTTGTCTTCCGTTCTTTGAAATGTCTTGGCAAGGGAACCCGGCACACCAAATATCTGCTGCTGGTATTCTTGATCCGGTAACATTTCTGATGTCATTTTCAGTCCACTCCCCCTTCGTATCATGTATAGCTTCATAAGTAGCTCTAGCATCCTTGTCCCACTCAACCCAACCGATACATGTATGTCCTGCTCTTTCTAAACCCATCCGAAACATCCCGATTCCTGCGAATAAGTCTATAAAACTAAGATTCATATAGCCACCTCACTTTCTATTCAAATCTAATAAAAAACATTTTCATTTAACTTCTGTTACTTTCCACTTCCGAAAAACTCGTCTACCCACTTTTCAACTTTTACAACTTCTTGCCTTAATTGTTCTGCCAACTCTGCAATTTCAGCTTGAGCACCTTTCCCTTTTCGACGCTTATTGTAGAAATCTAAAAGTCCGCGTAAATTGATTGTTAAAACTAGGTTAGTCGTAGCTGCGTTTGGAAGTACGCTACGAGCATCCTCAGCAGGAATTCCTAATGTTCTAAGCAGATCATAATCACTTTGTAGTTTGTACATCATCTCATTGTAAGCTTTAACTACTTGTTCCCCTTTAGCTTTAACTGTTTCAGGCACTACATACTCAAATCCGCCTATCTTATCATCGCTTCCCATACGTACATATCTTTGAGATTGGACTGAGTAACTGAATCCTACACGATGACGAGTTAACTGTGTAAGTAATGCTCTGCTAACTCCTTCTACTGCGAAGGTATATGTGAGATGCTCTAGTGTTGAAGTATGCCCCGAACCTACAATATGTCTAATGAGCCGATCTACTTCTTTTCCACCTTTTCCATCAGTTGCTTTGCCCTTGAAGTACTTCTCTCCCTCTAAAGCTACAATCCTACTAGGTTTATTTGGCGAGTAGCACGTGCGGATTGCTGATAAAGCTACCACTTGCCCATGGGTAGGATCAAAGCCTTCCTCTCCAATACCAGATACAAGAGATAAATAATTAATAAACTCCTCAGATAATTGCGTATGTGCTAGTAGCTTTACATTCATATTTAAATTCTCCATTTCTTAATAAAACTCAAATTTGATTAATATCCGTTATCCTGTCTCTCAAAGTTTTCCGCATTCTTCTCCTTATACGAATTAATAACATCCTCATAAGTAAATCCGTACAAATAGCAAATGCGAAAGAAAATGCCAAACGCTCGTCTTAAATGTCCCATTGTGGTAGTTAAATCTCTGTATTGGCACCATGCCCTTTTTGCAGTCAACACATCTTGCATATACCATTCAAACAGCATATTTACATTGCTTGTATCTTTTCTCATAATTGATTGCATACTGAACGATGGAATAAGTTCATGTCTCCATGTACATTTATCTAATTCAATTACAATGTTCATGAGAAAGTGGAGACCATCAATTAACTCTTCTAATAGTCCATTCTTAGGAACTCCAAATCCTGTACTCCACATCTTAAACGCTCGTGTTTCATTCCATGCTTCACTGATCTCCACTAGTAATGCACGAAACAACATATCCATTTTGTCATTCCCTTTATATCCAATTCGTTTATCCAGTTCTATTTGCATTTCGAATAGTTCCGTAATATCAAAGTTTTGTTTCTTCTCTTCAGATGTAATTGTGTGTAACTGAATCATTATAAGTTCACTCCAAGTTTGTATTTTAGTAAGAATATAGTCACACTGATTAAAAGCCAGCCGACTACAATAATCGCCATTTCCTTTTTAAAACTCACTCTTCTCCCTCCAACATTTCCACTAACTCCTCAAACGAGCATTCGAACAAATCCCGAAGCCCGTCCTTGGATTTATAAATACCTCTATCAATCAGTTGATCTATGATGTGTTGATGCAAAATTACCCCACCATGTCCTCGACACAAAATTGTAATTCCATACTTTTCACCGGAAAGTATTTTACTGGAGTATCTTTTTCATTAATTGCTACACAACCTAAAACACCCTCAAATTTGTTATCCTCAGTCTGAACAACTACTTTATATAGAACATCTTCACGTTCACAAATGTCACCTAATTTAAACTCGTCCATTTTACGATTCTTCTTATAAAACACCATAAAACGCTCAAATTCTTCTAACTCTTCATCTGTTGCCTTTCGGAAGGTACGTCCCTGATATCTTTTGAAAGTACATCCATTTTCATAGAAACGATATTCTCCTACTTTTAATCCCATGATTAAGTAATACTTAGTTTGAGTCTCTTCTTTTAAAATTCCGTACCATTTCCCATTTGAGCTTTCCATTACAAACATTTCGCCGTACTCTAAATTCAATGGTTTTTCATAATCTACAAACTCGTTTTCAAAAAAGAAATTCATACCGATTGCAGACGGTACAATACGCTGACTACTTATTCCCAAAACCTCATGCTTACCTTCTTTTAATGTGTGTGCAAAAAAATCATTCTTTTCTTTAATCCAATTCGTTTTCATTCTTTCAATCGCTTCAAATCCTGTATATGTTTTCATTCTTTTCCCTTCGCTTTCTTTAACATTTCTTCAATCCGTTTTCCCGTTGTATTTTTATAGTCCTCACATGACCATTCAGCGTTATTTGTCGGAGATGGTGTAAATACCATCCTCCAACTACTAACGCTTGAAATATGGACATTAGGACGAATTACAGTAATGGTCATATTAGTTCGTCTCCCTTTTAAAAAGGTAATTTTCTTTTCCGCTTATCTCTTGTAAACTTAAACTCAATATGCCTGTATGTATTGAACATACGTGACGTAATACGTTCGTCGTAAGCTTTCATCACAGCTTCACCTGTTAGATTTGTTGTGACGATTGTTTTCTTTCCTTGTCTTCCATCAAAGACTTTAAACAGGACACGATTCACGAATGCAGTTGCCTTTGGATCCGCTGCATCCATATCACCTAGTTCTGCACCTAAGTCATCAATCACTAATAAATCTGCACTAACTAGTAAATTAACAATGCTATGCTCAGACTCCTCAGATTGCCCATTGAACGTAGAACGTATATAGTCAAATAGTTCTGATACAGAAACATAAAGAACCGTCCCTGTGCTATTCTCATTCATTTCATGAGCAATTGAATAGGCAAGATGACTTTTACCAGCACCCACTTTTCCAACTAGAATTAAATTAAACCTCACATCATTCAAGTAATCCTCAAGTGCTCGTTTTGCTAAGGTGTAATTCTTTTCATCCTCTTCACAGTCAGATTTAAAAGTTGAGAATCTAGCAAGTTTAATTGTTTCATCTTTAATCAAGCTCTTATCGTAAAACATACTTTTACGTTTTCTCTGTTCCTTCTCATCTCGAAATACATTCATTTCAGCTTCTAACTTTTGATTGTCTTCTGCCAACTTACATACCGGACAAACTACTTCATCATTTATCTTCATGTATCTAACAGTACGTTTACGTTCTTTTTTACAAATCTCACATGTATCAGAAAGGAAGATCATCTTCTTCGAAAGGGTCTTTGCTATATCTGTTACCTTTACTAGAGCCATGTTTTCCTTCCACCTTTCCTTGTTGTAAATAGCCTTCAAACTTTGTACCAAATAATGTTTCTGGTCTTAGATACTTTGCTTGTTCCGTTCTTAGCCATTCTTTAGCTTTTGTATCAATCACAGTTTTGAAGTTATCTACAGTGAATCCTTCTACTAATCTAGTTTTAATCAATGTTTGTGTTTTCTTAGATGTTAAACGGTAACTACTACCACACACGTCGTTGAGATAGTTTACTATCTCGACTATATATTCTTTAATCTCTGATGTAGTCTCTGTGTTAGTCTCTGGTATTGGTTTACCCAAATTGGGTACATCCATTTGCTCATTTTGGGTAGACCGTCTACCCAAGTTGGGTACATCGTTTGTGGATTCTAACAAACGGAGTTTTTCATAATTAATGGAATACCATTTCGTCTTATCAAACTTAGCTCGATTATAATTACCTATAACAAGAAGCTGTTCATCTTCTAAATTCTTTACAATACGTCTAATGGTATTTTCACTCCAAAACGGAAATTGTTTAACCCATTCTGCCACACTGTTGTACACCCAGTTTCTTTCATCATAAAAATGCTTAGATCTATTTAGCCAATAATGTATCTGTTGTAGAAATATCGCCTCATTTAAACCAATTCTACTTGCCAGCCCTGGAAGAACAAGTAATGGTTCTTCATGAATTAATAAATTACTCATCTCTTCACCTTCCTCATAACAACTTCATAGTAGAATCCACGGTCACGATCCATCACAAGGCAACCTTTAAACAGATGAGGATTTTCATCATTTCTATGTTTAATTGTTTCTAACACCCTTCGAATAGGAAATAAATAATCAAACCCATCATTCTCTAAACGACGACAGCGCTTAAGTAATTCAGATAACCTTTTATCACGCAAATACCGAGTGCCTAAACTTCTATTCAAAGCTAGTGGCATTGATCCATCTCTTACTACTGTTTTCATTTCAGTCACCTGCCTATTGTGCTTGCTGTTGCTTTTCTTTCGCTTCGTTTAACCACGATGTTATTGTTTTTTGTAACTGGGATGCTTGTTGTACTGTCATTCCTTTAAAAGATTGAATTCCTAATGACTGTTTTACAGTATTTTTTGTTTCTTCAAACGGCATGTTATACACTTCTGATAACTCCCTAATTTGCACATGAATAGCTTTTATTCTTTGTTCATTTGCAACCTCTGATTGTCTAGCTTGCTCCTGTTGTGGAACGTTATCTAGTTGCTTAGCTGCTTGTTTAGGTTCATCATCATGTGGAATATCTTCACCCGAATAGATGTACAAGCCTAATCCGTGTAGTGCAATAGCTTTGGCTAGACACCTTTGAATCGACGTGTTTATTTGGAATGATGTAGGTTTTGCGATTGGCTTATTATAGTTATCCAATACAGGATGTATTTGCGAACGTGTGATGTTATTTACCGTTACTTCAACTTCTACAAAGTACCCAATTTCTGTTTTCATATAAGGTAATCCATCAAATCTAACAACTTGCCATGTGGCATCAGGATATTTTTTTAGAAGTTGATCTACAGCCCATGACCAACTTAGGTAACTAAAACGTCCCTTCTTCTCAACATGTTTACTGACGTCAATAACTGCTAATTCTGCAAAGTAGTTTTTAGTTTCACTCATCGTATCCTCACACTCTCACCCTGTTTTAATGAAATACCATCCCACTTCATACCATTCTTAATCGCTAATAATAATGCTTTTTTATCTACCTTCGGATTCTGCGGAATCATGTATTCTGTTGGAATAACTGCATCCTCCGCAATATCTAAACTTGCTGGATTCTTTTGAATACCTACTGTTATCAATGCACCTTTAATACGTCTTTTATCCACAGCAACCATCTGATGATATAGATAATCCTTAATATTTTTACAGCTGTTCTCAAAAGACTTACGACGTTCAGCCAAGCGATTTTCTTCTCCTTTGATCACTTCAACTTGCGCTTCAATATTGCGAATCAATAACGCTGCACCTTGTACTTTATCTTCAATTGCTTCACTGATTGATTGAAGTGTATCGTTAATTACCTCTGAATCTGCTCCATCCTCAATCATTTGCTGTAATTGATTGAAGTTACTTGTTAATTCGTACAGTTTCATAGTTTTATAGCCTCCTAAAATGGCATACCGCCATACGGTTTATTAGTTAATACGGTAATCACATAATCTATATCTAACTTTCTACAGGTATCTGCTTCCTTTGTGGATATAAGTTTCAAGCTACTTACAGCCGTTTCAACCTGTTTTTTTAATAATTGATTTTCTGTTGACTCTTCCATGTAATCACCCCACGTGATATACTAATTTCGATTTTGTTTTTTAATGGAACCCACTGCAATGGGTTTCTTTTTATTTATATAAAACCTTTTGAATAACATCATCTTTGATTCCAATCTCTCGCATACGCTCTACAACAAGCTGAACTCTATCATTTTCTTTCTTTTTAAATATCAATTCCTTTAATTGCTTATCACACTCTTTTGCCTTTTCTCCACATGCCTCATACTCTTTACAAGTCTCATAGAATTCTTTGGTTTTACCCTCTACATTTTTCTTACTTGCAATACGAGTTAACAAAAATTGATTCTTTATGTAGTTCTCCTTCTTATTACGTAATGATTTCGCTAACTCAGCATCCTCGGGTAACACTAAATTTTCAATTCCCACTAGATTCACCTGCCTTTTTAAAAAGAGCATTTAAACATACAAACCTATTTTCAATTAATCGACGTTGCTTTTTATTTGGTAATTTATACTGGGCTAGTAGTCTAAGATAATCAGATACTTTTACATTGTTGTAATCAATTGTAAACATCATTAATCCATCCTTTCTTCTGCCCATTCAACTAAAAATGCTTGCACTTGTTTTGCTGGAAAATACCATTTCTTACCCACCTTGAATTTTGGGAACCGTGGGTCAAAGAAGAACTGATCCTGAATTGTATTCCACGACATACATACACGTTTTTTAAGTTCCTTAGTATCCCAAAACGCTAACTCAGCATCATACTCTTTAACCTTCTTTTGAATTTCTTCCACACATAATTCCTTCACAACATTTTCGTCTATTTGAACATTGAACATAATTGTTCCCTCCTTATTTTTAAACCATCGGTCTCCAGCCGTTTATAAAGTTCAAAGCTTCCTCGAAATCCTTCTTTAATATGTCCCTATAACTATTCACATTGAATGCATCTTTCAAATTACGTCCTAGTAATCCGAATAGCTTGCGAGTAGAGTCATGTACTTCTCTATCTACATGCTCGTTTCCCCATAAAAAGTAGATTCTTTTGGCTTTACTTTTTTCCAGAATACGTTGCTGACCGTAATCAATAGTTAATTGCGTTTCAATTTTTTCTTCTAAGGATGTAACTCTGTTATTTAAATCTATTGTTCCTGTTGCTAGCAATTTAATCTGACTGTAAGTGTTTCCTAGCATTTCTTGTTCCCCTTGTATTCGCTTCTCCATTTCCTCAAATTGTGTAACATATGTAGCAGTAAAAAGTACCCCCTTTTCACCGTTTAGTTTATTTGCTACCAAGTCACACCCTTTACGAGTTAAGAGATATTTTTTATAAGCTTTGTTATTACCTTCAGTTGTATAATTGTCCTCTACAAAAAAATTCTGAGAACGCATTTTTGCGTTTTCTAAAATCTGTATATAATTCTCAATACTTCTTAATAAATCTGTGTGACGTTTACCTATCATATTTGCAACTTCTCTACTATCAACTAATAATTTGCCACTTTGATTTACAACTCTTAATGAAAACTCCTTTTCCACAACAGCTAACTGATCGTACATTTAGAATCCTCCCCACGCCTATTAACTTGTATTTCCGTCATTTTTGTCAATAAATTAAGGTCTAACTCCAAAACAGAAGCTAACCTTATAAAAGTTTTTAAACTAGGGGTATACCTGTCATTCTCAATATCGGAAAGGTAATTCCTAGATATAGAAGCTGATTTTGATACTTCAATTTGTCGCAACTTTTTATTTTGACGACTTTTTTTGACTATCATCCCCAGTGTTTCATGATGTTCCATCAATTAATCACCGCCTTACAAAACTTATTGTACGGTATTTCCGTCATATTGTAAATAGATTTTTCATTGTTTTTCCGTCATTTTTGCATTAAACTTTTTATAAAGGTCGATAATACCGACATTTTAGGAGGGAACCATGCCTTATGAATGTATCAATAAACATAAAAAAATACCGAAAAGAAAAGAAAATGACACAAAAAGCATTAGCAGAGAAAGCTAATATCTCACGCTCTTATCTAGGCGATCTTGAAAGCGGAAGATACAATCCTAGTTTAGACACATTAAGAACAATCGCTTCCGCTTTAGATATTGATATTAATTTATTACTTACTGAAGATGGCGCTACCCAAACAGGTAACCTTCCTTCAAAAGATGAGAAAGACATAGCAAAAAGAATGGAAGAAATAAAAAGAGATCTTCAGGGTGAAGACGGATTAATGTTCTCTGGTGAGCCTATGAGCGAAGAAGCCGTAGAATCTTTATTAGATGCAATGGAGTATATCGTGAAACAAACTAAAGTAATCAATAAAAAATACGTTCCTAAGAAATATCGTAGTACTGACGATAACTGATGCGAGCTTAGGAGGGAAAACATTGAAATTCGTCATAAGAGATCTAGTCCAACAACTTTGCACAAAACACAACACGAATAACCCCTATGAGCTTGCAGATTGTTTAAAGATAAATGTACTAACTTGGGAATTACATGAAGAAATAAACGGATTTTATAAATATGAAAAAAGAAATCGTTTCATCGTTATTAATAATCATTTGTCTCCATCTATGCAAAGAACTGTTTGCGCACATGAATTAGGACATGCAATCCTACATACTCATGCAAACACACCTTTTCTACGTAAGAATACATTCTTTTCAGTTGATAAATTAGAGATAGAAGCAAATACGTTTGCTGCGCTTTTGCTAATTGATAAAAAGACCATTCAACCCGGTGATACAAAAGCATGTATAGCATACAAAAATGACATTCCAGTTGAACTGTTAGAATTTTATAAGCCTTACTAAAGGAGGTGAGACATTTTGATTATTGATTTAAACGCCGAACGAGAAAAACGAAAGAAATCCACCATCAAACAAGAAGAATTTAAAAAGGTCCCTATCGTTGAGAAAATCCATATTGTTGATGGTGAAATAAAATATGAAGTTTCGGGTTATAAAGAAACTCCAGTAAAGTGGTTAGATGATTAATCTGACCACTTTACAATTATAAAGAAAGAGGGAATGTTATAATGGCTAGCTTCAGAAAATTCGGAGATGTTTGGGAATTTCGAGTAAGATTTAAAGACCCTTATACTCAAAAATACAAAGAAAAATCAAAACGTGGATTCAAAACGAAAAAGGAAGCACAACTTGCGGCTGCTGAAGAAGAGAAAAAATTATTAAACGGTTTAGAAGTTGAAATTACTCCTACTTCGTTAAAACATTACCTTAGAGACTGGTTAAAATTATTTAAGCAAGACAATGTAAGGAAAAACACTTTTATCTTGCATGAACGTAACATCGAAAAGCATATCATCCCCTACTTTCAAAACATGAACCTAAAAGAACTCAAACCAATGATGTATCAAAAATTTATTAATTCCTTAACTGATCAGGGATACAGTAAGCGAACTGTTCAAATTATCCACGGCACAATGAACAACGCTATGAAAAAGGCTGTTAGCTTAAAAAAAATTGAAAACAATCCTTGTGAAGAAGTAGTTATTTCAAATAAGAACAACAAAGAAAGAGAAGGGCTAAAGTATATGCGAAGTGAAGACATTACCCTTTTCCTAAAGACTTCTTATAAATACAACTATATTTATTACATTTTTTTCAAAGCACTTCTGAATACTGGTATGCGTAAAGGTGAAGCTGCTGCTTTACAATGGAAAGACATAAATTTAAAAGAACATACTATTACTATTTCTAAAACATTGGATTTTACAGCTAAAACAAAAGAAGAATTATTTGGAGATACAAAGACATTTACTTCTAAACGTACTATCATGATTCCTAAATCATTAGTCGATGAGCTACTCGCACATAAAAAGTGGCAAAATGCAAATAAGCTTGTTTTACAAGATGCATATGAACATGAATTAGACTTAGTCTTTTCAAGAGTAGATGGAAATTTCTTGCCGAAGTCAACATTATTCAATGCATTCTCACGCATACTTAAGAAAGCAAATTTACCTAGATTAGAAATACATTCATTACGACACACCCACGCGGTTCTTTTATTAGAGTCTGGTGCAAGTATGAAATACATTCAAGATCGACTAGGACATAAGAGTATAGAAATCACTGCTAACGTTTACTCTCATATTAGCGACAAAATTAATAAGGATTCTATTTCGGGGTTTGAAGCTTATATGAATAATGTATTGGGGTAA